CTAACCATGCATGGAATAAAGAGTTGGTAAAAATCGTTATACAAATTAAGATTTGTCTAAGAAAGAAGGACGTAGATGGGATTGGACGAAAACATGTTGAAATGTATACGGGCTTTAGCAGAAAACCGAATACAGGATGCAAAAAACGCAGCAATTTGCTGTTGTGCTAACGACACTACAAAGAAAAACCGAGACAAGACTGAATATTACAAAAAATTATTGATTAACGGATCCACCAATCTGTTTGAGTTGCCTCCAAATCTGAAAGGGCTGATCAATATGCAGGATGTCTCTGGTTTCCGCAAAGATCGGTACTATCTCGGCAAACAGCAAAAAAAATTATTTGAGCAGATTGAAAACGGTGTCAGGGTGACAACGAAAATGTCGGAGTATGGCATTCCATACACGAACAGCACTTTGATATATGGGATTCCGGGAACGGGAAAAACAGAATTTGCCCGATATGTTGCTTTTAAACTGGGGTTGCCATATGCCTATTTGAATTTTTCTTATCTGATTGAGTCATATTTAGGCAAGACGGCACAGAATCTACATCGTGTGTTTGATTATTGTAAAGGCCAAAGATGTGTGCTTATGCTTGACGAAATCGACTGCATTGGGCTTGCAAGAGGAAATGATCATGGCGCCGATGGAGAACTCGGAAGAACTACGATTGCCTTGATGCAGGCGTTGGACGGGCTTGTAGATGGTCAAGTTGTGATAGCGGCGACTAACCGATGCGACCGTTTGGATAAAGCTCTCCTAAGAAGATTTCAACGTAAGGTGGAATTTGTTCCGTTTGGACAGGAAGAGCGGAAAAACATGATCCAGACATTCATGAATAGCGTTGATTCGTCGTTTTTGACAGATGAGATTTTGCAATATGCAGAAGCGCCTCATACGCAGGCCGAAACGGTCAAATATCTGATTGAAAAAATAACAGAAGTAGTGAGCTAAATTTAAGATTTGAAGGAGTCGATAACTATGTTAATGATTCAAGATGGAATAGAAGTTTACTGCTTACCGGATGGCGCTTGTTGCGAGGTCGATGAGAATCACAGAAGCCCTCTGGACTTGGATGATTGCCCACTCGGATACGAAACATGCAACGGAAACTGCTTTTATTACGCAGAGTGATTTAAGATTTGGAGGAGTGAAGGATGAATAGGATTACGACTAATAACCCTGTCAATGCTATGAGCATAATCGAATTGGCTCATAACTGTATGTATTTGAAAAATCAAGAAGCATGGTATCGGGATCATGATACGGATATTCCGCTTCGGCAGTTGGTCCATAATATGGCGGTGTCCATGAATATCGAACTGCCGGAAGTAGATGATGATGCTTTTGATGATGTGATTTATGAGATGCTTTACTATGGGCTGGAAGAACCAGAAGGAAGACTTGCTCTGTTTTACAGGATGGGGTGGGCGATGGCTGAACTTAGGGAGTATCTGAAGGAGTATGAGGATACAGGAATCGCGCCGGAACAGTATGTGCGAATGAGACTGAATGTGTGGAAATCCACAGCAGATGATGAAAATATCATAGATAAACTTGAAATGCTTCGGTTTTTCAATCAGCGAGCCGGTCGTGAACTGTGGGCGGATAAGGAAAAAGAAGTCCAGGATAAGGATATTGAGAACGCTGATAGGATTTTGAACAATGCAATTGATCTTATAAAGGCAAATTAAGATAAGGAGCATTTATGACTTGTGTTGTTTTATGCAAAATAGATGGGAATTATTATCTTCGGCATATTATTCTTGGTATCAATCAAACAGATACTATAGAGAGCGTTAGGGGAAAGTATTATAAGGATTTTGACAAGTTACATGATGAGTTCTTTTTCTGCAAAGATAATGCCGAGATCAAAGAAATCCTAACCATGCATGGAATAAAAGTTGGTAAAAATCGTTAAACAAATTAAGATTTGGGAAAGGAGACCTTAGATGGATAGTAGACCAGAGACAACAGCAATGTTGTCGCTTGCAATTCAGCGGCACATTTGCCCGAACAATGATCAAAGAATTTACTGGGCCAGGGAAGTGACTTTTGATTACTCAACTACAAATGCGGTTCGCGTGGATTTTATGAAATTCAAGCCGGTAAACAATACTGTGTCTGGCATAGAGAAGGGAGATTTCTATTGTTATGAGGTTAAGTCATCAGTAGAGGATTTCCATTCAAAAAACGGTCATAACTTCTTAGGAGACTACAACTATTATGTAATGCCAGAGGAAGTGTATGAGCAGATCAAGAAAGAGATTCCTTACCAGGTAGGCGTGTACGTTCCGGACGGAATGGATTATCGTGGCGGGTGGTACAACCTTAAAGCGATCAAGAAAGCAAAGAGAAAAGATAGGAGCAAGCCAGTGGCTGAAATGTTGTTGATGATGTTTCGTTCTGCGGCAAGAGATAGAAAAAAAGTTATTACCCAAACTGAAATTTGAGTAAGGAGAACGGGATGAAAGTAAAGATAAGGCCGAGAAAGGCTACTGATCGGGGAGGCTACTACTGCATGCCACTGTACACCAATATCCAGCATGGGAAGCCGGGATGGAGAATCACACAGTGTCCGGAGTGTGGGGCGAAATGCTGGAGGATCCCACTGGCAGAAATCGCAGAGAAGCAGGGAGCCCGTGGATTGTGTACGATGTGTGCGATTAAGAAGGGAGTGGGAGCATGAAGACGAAGAATGAGCATAGAGCGCTTAAGAATCTCGTGCATAGAAAACGGGAAGGCGAGTATGAAGCCATGATTGCGGATCCTCGTCCTAAGAGCTGGAGTGCAGGACATCCGGCCTATGAAGGAACATCGATCAGCGGATCGAGACACAGAAAAGAAGGAGGTGGATCCATTGGACAAGGAGATCCTCACCCAATGTCAGGAAATGAGAGAAGAGATAAAAGATCTTAGAAGGCGAATAGAGAAGCTGGATAAATTCTTGAAGAAACCGCCCATTGTGGCAGATACAGTAACAGGCAGCAGGAGTGATCTTACGATTGGTCCGATTAAGGTAAGTGGGATTCCTGATCCCTTGTACAGGAGGAGAGAAGCCTCTCGATACCGGTATAAGAGATTATTGGAAACCAAGGAAGCGGAGCTCCTGGAACTGTTCACAAGAGCAGAGGAATACATAGAAAGCATTCCGAAGTCAGAGTTACGGATCATGTTTCGACTGTATTACATTGATGGGCTTACATGGGTACAGGTTGCACACCGTATGAATAGCATGTTTCCAAAACGCAGAGTGAAATATACGGACGATAATCTTTGGAGAAAAAATCAAAGATTTTTTGAAAATGTCGGTTCATGTCGGGAAGAAACATAGTAGGATGGTATCACGGATCAGACGGAAGGTAAATGAAACCCTTTCATAATACTCATCAATCCTCCGGAAATTTCATACGCGATAGCCAGGTGCCATAGCCTGGCTGTTGATTCAGATTCATGTTTTGAGTCTCCTTTGGAAGACATCCACATAATTCGAGTGGGTGTCTTTTTTTCATGCCCGGAGAAAAATCGTAACGAGGAGGTAATCTGGCATGCCATTGTCGGAGCAGAGGAAGAGATTTGTCGATGAATACCTGATCGATCTTAACGGTACGCAGGCGGCAATACGTGCCGGATATTCACCCAAAACAGCACAGGAACAGGCAAGCCGCCTGTTATCAAATGTTATGGTTCGGGCAGAAATTGAAAAAAAGATGGCTGAAAGATCCAAAAGGATAGGGATCAATCAGGATCGCATTTTAATGGAGCTTGCGAAGATTGCACTGGTGAATGCCGGGGATGTGATCGATTTTGAGAATGCGAAAATACTGGAAGATGCCAGGGAGGACGATCTGGCGGCGGTCGCTTCTGTGAAAATTAAAACAATTCCCGGAAAAGGCGGAAAGAATGGAGTCGAGAGAGAGGTCAAGTTATATGACAAGCTCCGGGCATTGGAACTTGCAGGAAAACATTTGGGAATGTTCAAGGAGAAAGTAGAGGTTTCGGGAGGAGTAGAGGATGAAAAGACAAAGCTTGATGACCTGCTGAAGCAGCTCAGGGGAGGTGATCCTTCCTCATGAGTTCTGAACGATTATTGTTATCTGAGAAATACAAAGCTTTCCTGAAGTGCGATGCACCGGTAGAATTTCTTGAGGGGACCTAGCTACGGCAGCAGGAAAGACAACGGTCGGACTGTTTAAGTTCATGTTGAAGGTTGCAGAGTCACCCAAAAAGCTGCATATCCTTGCGGCGAAGGATACGGGAACGGCAGAAAAGAACATTATCAACAAAGATCTTGGAATTATTGATGACTTCGGAAAACTAGCGGTGTACAACGGAAATGGAACGAAGGATGACAAGATTCCTCATATCCTGTTCCATACGTCCGGTGGGGACAAAATCATCTATGTTATGGGATATGGAGACCGTAAGAAGTGGCAGAAGGCTCTTGGAGGTCAGTATGGGTGCCTGTACATCGATGAGATTAACACAGCAGATATTGATTTTGTGCGGGAGGCGGCCATGCGTTGTGACTATCTCATGGCTACGCTGAACCCGGACGATCCGTCATTGGATGTGTATAAGGAGTATATCAACTGTTCCCGCCCTCTTCCAGAGTGGGAGAAAGAGACGCCGCAGGAAATCGTAGACGAATTGAAAGAAGAACCAAAACCCGGTTGGGTTCACTGGTTCTTCTCTTTTTCCCATAATTTGGGACTTCCAAAGGAAAAACTGGATAAGATCCTGGCAAACACACCAAAGGGAACAAAGATCTGGAAAAACAAGATCCAGGGACTTCGGGGAAAAGCTACCGGACTGATTTTTGTAAATTTTGACAGAAAGCAACACGTTGTGACTGAGACGTGGATCCGGCAGCAGATGAAAAGTGGAAAACTCGTATGGAAGAAGTTCACAGCCGGGGTCGACACTGCGTATTCTGCGAAATCTCCGGATACGATCGCTATGATCTTCCAGGGAATTACAGAGGACCGACGGCTGATCACGCTGGAGGAACGCGTCTACAACAACGCTGATCTGGAGAACCCGATCGCGCCGAGTGACACGGCCGTAAAGCTGATCAGCTTCCTGGAGCAGTGCCGCGAGAAGTGGGGACTGGCGAGAGATGTCTTTGTAGATAACGCCGATCAGGCAACAATCACGGAACTAAAGAAATACAAGCGGCTTCATAGCTGCCTGTATAACTTCTGGGACGCATACAAGAAACTGATGATCCTGGATCGTATTAAGCTACAGCTCGGATGGATCCAACAGGGATGCTATCTGGTGCGGGATGCTTGCACGGAGCATCTGGCAGAGCTTGAAAAATATAGTTGGAAAGAAGATAAGGATGAGCCGGAAGACCGGAACGACCATACGATCAACGCAAATCAGTATGCGTGGATTCCGTATAAGAACATGATCGGATTTGAGGAGGAATAGAAGTGGGGTGGATATCAAAGTTGAACGATAACATTACAAGAGGAATTCGAAGTTGGCTGAATGTCCAGGAGGCAAGCCCGACCGCGATTCAGATCCAGGAGATCATGGATTTTGAACTGTCCGCAATCCGCAATAGAATCTGGTACCGCGGCGATGGAAATGAGCTGGAGCAGTTGTACCAGCAGAGTGCTGAGACAGCAGATCGGTATAAATTCTGGGCGTCAAAATGCACGCCGGGAATGGAGATGAGGAAGATCCATACAGGTCTTCCGTCTTTGATTGTAAGAGTGTTGACTGCGATCGTTCTGGCGGACATGAATGATTTTGAATTTAACGATGTCCAGCAGGAAGAAATCTGGAAGAAAATCGAAAAAGAAAATAAGTTCCGGAAAGCTTTTGAAGAGACATTAAAAGAAGCTTTGTACATCGGGGATGGGGCATACAAGGTAACGATTGATACATCGGTGAGCCAGTATCCGATTTTGGAATGGTATCCGGGAGAAAGAATCGAAATCACCCGGTCGAGAGGAAGAATTAGGGAGATTATATTTAAGACTCCGATCAAAGATCATAGAAGGGAATACACCTTATACGAATACTATGGATATGGGTATATTCGGAATGAGCTGTATAAAGGAAATACGCTGATAGACTTTAAAACAGTGGATGCGACAAAGAATCTCCATGATGTCCAGTTTGATAAGAAGGTGATCCTGGCAGTGCCGCTTAAGATATATGAAAATGCCAAGTGGAAAGGCCGCGGCGGTTCGATATTTGAAGGAAAGTTGGATAACTTCGATGCGTTTGATGAGGTATGGAGCCAGTGGATGCAGGCACTGAGAGAAGGAAGAGCTCATACCTATGTTCCGGACAGCTGCATTCCGAATGATCCGACTACCGGCAGGAAAATGAAACCTAATCCCTTCGATAACAGGTTTATTTCAGGTGGAGACAATATGGCGGAGGATGGTAAAAACCAGATCATCACGGTACAGCCTAAGATTCCTCACGAGAGTTACTTGTCATCATATATTACGGCGCTCGACCTTTGCCTGCAGGGCATTATCAGTCCGAGTACGCTTGGAATCGACACAAAGAAGCTGGATAATGCGGATGCACAGAGGGAAAAAGAGAAGACAACGCTGTATACGAGAAACGCAATTGTGGAAGCGTTACAGGAAACACTGCCGGAAGTGATCAGTGCCGCCGTCAATGCGTATTATATCCTTTTAAAACAGCCGCCGCAGGAAGTAAACGTAGACATTCCTTTTGGGGAATATGCGAACCCATCATTTGAGAGCCTGGTGGAAACCCTGGCGAAAGCAAGACCGGGAGTAATGCTTATGAGTATAGAGGCACAGGTAGAAGAACTGTACGGAGATTCTCGCGATGACGAGTGGAAAAAAGAGGAAGTAAGCCGCCTGAAGGCAGAACAGGGAATTGTAGAGGTGGAAGAACCGGGAGTCAATATGGCTGCCGGTCTTTTTAATGTAAAATTGGGAGGCAATGGAAATGAAGGTTAAGATCATGAACCGAATGTACCGGATGAGCCAGGAGGAGTATCAGGGGCTTCTGAAGGTGGCGAGTGATCAGGTTCCATTTGGAGTGTATGCGGTTGAAAAAGAAGGATATGCCGAGTTGAGAAATGATAAATGCCGGAGCGTGACTGAATTGAAAGCTCTCACCCGCGGTTTTAAATTGCAGGGGTTCCGGGTGCTGGCAAACAGGCAGGTGAATGCAGATGGCGGAGAAAAACGAGTATGACATTACAGAGGCTTTCCGAAAGATCGAGGCTGAGTTGATTGACTCCATGATGCGTAACATGGATCGGCACCGGGCAGAGGAGGAGAAAGAAGGCTATGAGTGGACCATGTGGCAGACCGAGCAGCTGAAAGCACTGGAGAAGTACAAGAAGGAAAACCAGAAGAGATACTCCAAGCAGTTCAAGAGTATCAATGCACACATCGAAGCACTGATCCGGGAAGCGAGAGCGCGTGGGAACATGAATCAGGAGATCCGGATTCTGAAAGCAATCAAGAACGGATTTCAGGGAGCCAAAAAAGTCACACGCGGGGCAGCAGGAGAATTTTTCAAGCTTAATGATAGAAAACTCGATGCATTGATAAAAGCAACGGTATCGGACATGGAGAAGGCTGAGACAGCAATCCTGAGGAAAGCAAACGATGACTACCGGAAGGCGATTTACAGCGCACAGGTATACGCGAACACCGGGGCCGGAACCTATGAAAAAGCGGTGGACATGGCGACGCGGGACATGCTCTCCCGGGGATTGAGCTGCGTTACGTTTTCGAATGGTGCTCAACACACCTTGAAGGACTATGCAGACATGGCGATCCGCACCGCCAGCAAGCGGGCATACCTTCAGGGAGAAGGCGAGAAACGGCAGGAATGGGGAATCACGACTGTCATTCTGGCAAAGAGAGGCGGGAACCCGTGTCCGAAGTGCCTGCCGTTCGTGGGAAAGGTCCTGATCGATGATGTGTGGAGCGGCGGCCGGTCAGACGGTGTGGATCCGGAGACGGGAAAGCATTATCCGCTGATGAGCTATGCGATCGCTCATGGTCTGTACCATCCCCGGTGCAAAGATGCTCATACAACCTATTTTCCGGGCATCTCCACAGCAGATGATACCTGGACAGAAGAAGCGCTGGAAGAGGTGGGACTAAAGAACCAGGAAGAGGCCAAGGAGCAATATGCAAAACGTCAGGAGGAAAAGTACAGCCGATTGGCGCAGTACTCCTTAGATGCAGAAAACCGAAAGAAATACACAGAGAAAACTCAAGAGTGGCAAGCCATTCATTCTCAATTTGAGAGCAAAGCCGCAGGAAATTTAGGAGCACCGGACGACATCACTGACGAGTGGACAGTGAAAGTCAGCCGATCTGGAGAAGTCACAGATCTGATGGAATATGTTACAGGCAAGGGAAAATACAAGGTAGACGGAAAGCAGGTACTTCTGGATTATACGGAACATGAGAGGCGAGTCGCCGAGAGGATAGCACAGCTATACGGAAAGCGTGTTCAGATGATACCGAGAGTTACATACCCACAGGGGATTTCAACACCGGATTTCAGGATAGATGGAATCGAATGGGATCTTAAGACGGTAAGCACGGCGGGCAAGAATGTTTTCTATAACGCAGTGAAAAAGAAAAAACGACAGGCGAACTGCTTTATTTTTGATGTGACGGAGTGCCCGCTGGATATGAACGAGATCAAGAGACAGGTCAACGATCTGTTCCGATCAACGCACCTCACATTTATAGACAAGGTGGGGTTATACAAAGACAGAAAAATGATAGGAATCTATGAAAGAAAAAAATAAGAACTATTCGGCTGTACAATCCGCAAGGATTATGGGTACTGTGAATAGCTCTTATTTCTTTATAAGTATTTTACACCGTCGACAAGGACTTTTCAAGTAAAAAAATGAGTTGCACCGGTGCAACAGCAGGAGGTAGGCATGAAAGAATATTATTACGAATTCATTGTCCCGGTTGTGATATCAGTTGTAACAGTAGTGGTAGTCCATGTATTATTGCCTCTGTAATGAAGGTTACGATAATAGGGCAGAGAACAGAGCATTTGAAGAATTCCCAAAATTCATGCAGACAGAATTCACTATATGATTTTCCCGGTTCCGTCAAATAAAATAAGTCGGGGCAGGTGTCGTAGGGAATTTCAACCAGTAAGTTGTCCTTTAGGTTTTTGACAACCAGGACCGCTTCTCCGTCGGTGCAGATTTTGAATTTTCGAGCGAGCTCGATACCAGAATAATATTTTCCCTGAACGGTTGGAGCTGTCTTGCAGGCAGATCGGAGTAGTTTGCGGGACCGTTTTGAAAGATACATAAGCTTCACCTCACGTAATCGTATATGAAGAGTATAACACGCAGAAACAGTTGCGTGTTATTTTTATGCCCAAACGCGAGTATGGCGTTAAACTCTGCGCGGCCGGCGACACCGATGAAAATGGATGATAGGGAGACACCCTCAAAATGGAAAGGAGAAACCATATGAAAAAGAACAGATTTTCCATGAACTTACAGCTTTTCGCAGATCCGGCGGGTGGAACAGGAGAAGGTGCGGGAGGCACTGGAACCGGTCAGCAGAATCCGGCAGCAGGAACTGGACAGGGAACCGGTCAGCCAGGCGCATCGGCTCCACAGATCGATTATACCAGGATCCAGCAGATGCTTAATGGAACGCTGGCGGCAAAAGAGGACACGGCGCTGAAAGCTTACTTCAAACAGCAGGGACTTACTCAGGAAGAAGCCGAGAAGGCCATGGCAGCTTTTAAGGCAGAAAAAGCAAAGAACCAGCCGGACGTGGAAGCAATGCAGGCGCAGATCACAAGCCAGCAGGCGGCAACAAGGCAGGCGCAGATTGAATCAGCAGCGACATTGGCGGCAGTAACGCTGGGAATCAATGCGAAGACGATTCCGTATGTCTTAAAACTTGCGGATTTCAGTCAGGCAGTAGGAGAAGATGGAAAAATCAACACAGAAACCGTAAACAATGCGCTGAAGAAAGTACTGGAAGACGTTCCGGCGCTGAAACCGCAGACCGCAGGAGCATCCGGATTTGTCCAGGTGGGAGCATCCGGAGGTGATAATGGCGGACAGGCTGGAAGCCAGGCAGACCAGCTGGCGGCAATCTTCGGCAACGATAAGAAGTAGAAAGGAAACAGAATATGGCAGTTTATAGTTACGCAGAGACATTCGAACGGGAACTTGCACAGAAGTATGCAAGAGAGTTGACATCTTACGATTTAACTCTCTCGAACCCGGGAATTAAGTTTTTAAACGCACAGACGATCAAGATCCCGAGAATGACTGTATCCGGATACAAGGATCATAACCGCAACAGCATGGGATACAACACAGGAACTATCACAAATGATTGGGAGCCGAAAAAGCTTGCCCATGACCGTGATATCGAGATTCCGATTGATCCGATGGATATCGATGAGACAAATCTGGTTCTGGAAGTTGCGAACATTCAGAATGTGTTCGAGACAGAGCAGGCGATCCCGGAAAAAGACAGCTATCGCTATTCCAAGCTGTACGCAGAGGCAAAGACTTACAAATCAAACGGTGCAGTGATCGATAACACGACACTGGATAAGGCCAATGTCCTGGACTGGTTCGATGAGCAGATGGCCATCATGGATGATCTTTCTGTTCCTCAGGAAGGCAGAATCCTTTATGTTACATCCGCGTTTAACAAGCTCTTAAAGAGTGCGGAAGGAATCACGAGAACATTTAGCGTCGGTGCAGCAGGCGTGATCGACCGCCGGGTGCATACCCTCGATGATGTAAAACTTAAAAACGTGCCGTCTGCGCGCTTCAAGACAAAGTACGACTTCACGAATGGATGTGTGGCAGCAGGAGTAGCCAAACAGATCAATTCAATCCTGGTACATCCGAGTTGTGTGATCTCCCGTGATAAGTACGCCTACATGAAGTTATTTACTCCGGGAACAGACTCCAGAACTGCAGATAAGTATGTATACCAGAACCGCTACTACACAGATACATTCCTGATCGAAAACAAAGCCTGCGGCGTTGCGATCAATGCAGAGGCAGAAGGGTAGGGGAGAACATGACAGCAGAAAAGGCGAATAAAGTCTATATGATCACCGAGGAACAGATGGAAGCGTATCGCACAGAGGGCTATGATATCCGCGATGATGATGGAAGAATCGTTGCATATGGAGCTGGAAAGAGTGTCCCGTATGAAGAATACGCGAAAGTTTGTGCTGAAAACAAGGGACTGAAAGAGGCACTTGAAGAGTACCGTAAGATCGAAGCAGAGGCTGTACAGGAACAGGCAGCAGAGGCTGTACAGGAACAGGCAGCAGAGGCTCCGGCGAAAACAGCAGGAAAGAAGAAAGCGAGTGAGTAGTATGGCATACGAACCGTATGTGACAAAGGAATACTACCAGACCGAATATGGCGGGGAGACCGTGCCGGAGGAGAAGTTGACAAAAGCCCTCCGGCAGGCGTCTCGTCACATTGATTCCCTGACCTACAATCGGATCGTAGGCCAGGGGTTTTATAATTTGACAGAGTTTCAGCAGGAAGTTATCCGCGAAGTCATATGCCAACAGGCAGACTTCGAGACGGAGAACGCAGATGAGATCGACACGATCCTTCAGAGCTACACGATCAACGGCGTGACCTCTCAGTTTGGCAGTTCCTGGAATGTGTTTACAGATAAGGGAGTAGCCATGAAGCGCGATGTGTACGCCCTGCTGTGTCAGACGGGCCTGTGTTGCCGGTTAGCGAGGTGAGACGATGAAATACCCATGTTTAGTGCCGAAACGGCTGTGCAAGACGCCTGTGCACGTCCATCTGGAATCTGAGGAGCTCAATAACCTCGGAGAACCGAAGTATGTGCTTGACGCAGATCTGATATGCAATTTTCAGGACCGTGCAAAAACGATCCTGACAGCTGAGAAGAAGCTGGTGCAGATCACGGGAAGCGCACTGTTCCCGGGGGACATCGCTCCGGATATGCCGACATTAAGCGGCGGGACACTGACGGTATTTGGAGAGGAGCGCCGGATCGAACAGGGATGCAAGAACAGGAACCCGGATGGAACGGTGAACTTCTGCAGTCTGGAGGTGGTCTGATGGAAGTGAGATCAACGGTAAAGTTAAACTGGCTGCGGATCCGGCAGCTGTCGGAGGCGGCGGTGACGGCGTTGGAGCAGACAGCAGAGGCATTACACACGGAAGTTGTGCAGGCCCAGGTCATGCCGTTCGACACAGGACACTTGGAAGAGGATGCGACGTTCATAGATTACAGTGAGTCTGCGAATGGAAAGGTATCTATCGTTTCCAGTACGCCGTATGCGCGCCGTCTCTACTATCATCCGGAATATCACTTCCAGAAGTACGAGAACCCGTTTGCAGGTGGAAAGTGGTTTGCTCCGTGGCTTCCGGGAGGTGCTAACGCAGATTTCGCACAAAACGCATTCAAGAGACTTTATAAGAAAGCAGGTGGTGTCTGATGCTGACATTACCGGAGATCCGGGATTGGATCGTGACTCTGGGAATCGCGGAAGATGAGAACGTCTATATCGGCAAGCTGGACAATAAGAAACAGAAGTCGGTCGGCGTATATGGCCGCGCATCCAGCGGTCCACCGCATACCGCACTGGGCGGTCTGGAACATACGACCTATGATACCAGACCGATCTCCCTGCTGGTCCATTGGACTAAGAGCAAGGGAGAGAGCGAAAAGGCGGCATATGGATTATTTAACAAGTTAAGAGAGATAACCAGACTGACCATCGGGGAGACTCCGATCCGGTATCTCTGCCTGATGGTCCCTGAGCCCCAGGACGTGGGGACGGATGACAGCGGGATATATGAGTATGTGATCTGGCTGGATCTTATCTATCAGAGAAAGTGAGGACGAAAAAATGGATGGTACAGTAGGAAAAGTGTACCCGGTACACAACAATATTTTTAAATTCGGCACCAAAGGACAGGAGAGCCTGGACGAAAACATGGCGATGCCGTCAGACCTTGAGAACTTCTCTCCCTCCATTGATGGCACTGTGGAAGAGTGGTACGCAATGGATGCAGCCGGTTGGGCGAAAGCCGCAATGACCGGAAAGAAACTGAGCTTTAGCTTTAAAGGCAAGAGATCCGTGGGAGATGCAGGAAACGATTATATTGCAGGACTCGCATGGAAGTTCGGGCAGGATGTTATGACAAAATTCGAATGGACAATGGTCTCTGGTGCAAAACTTTCCGGCATCGTGGTGATCAACGTCACGACCCCGGGCGGCGGCGATACTACAAATCTGGATACGTTGGAGTTTGAGGCGGTATTCTATGGAAAACCGACATTCACGGCGGCAGCAACATTATAAGGAGGAGTGAAGATGGCAAGAGTAGTAGATATTACAAGTAAGCTGGAATTTGATGGAAACCCGAAGCTGAAGATTAAGGATAAGGAGATCGAGGTGAACGCGGATGCGCCGACCATGTTAAAGGTCATGAACTTGGTGGGGGATGATCCGACACCGAAAGATATCATCGAGCTGTATAAGCTTATTTTCCCGGAGGAGTCCAGAAAAATACTGGATGGCATGAAACTGAGTTTTGCGAACCTTATCACCGTGGTAGAAGTGGCGGTGAGCATCATTTCAGGAGATACAGACACATCGGGAGAGCACTGACCCGTACTACGACCTGTTTGAGGACTGGGATCTGATCATTTCCAGTTTTCTCTCGCAGTACGGGTTGAGAATCCGAACGAAGGAATTTGAGACGGTATCCTGGGATGAGTTTAAGTCACTGCTGGCCGGGCTGTCCCCGGATACCGCTTTGGGGCGTGTAGTAGCCATCCGATCCGAGACGGATAAGGAAGTGATCAAGCATTTCACGACGGATCAGCGTCGTATTTACGATGCATGGCGGGACCGTAAGGCCGATAATATGACGGAAAAGAACTATGACCGTGAGATGGCTGCTCTGGAGCAGATAATGGCTCAGATGTTTGGAGGCGGTAAAAATTGAAAAAGTAAAGCAGGAGAAAGTCCGGTGCCCATACTGTGGGCATCCGGTCAATGCGAATCGATCCGAGGACGCCAAGTGCAGAGGTGTCTTTTTTAAGTGCAAGAATAAAGACTGTAAAAAAATATTTGAATTAAAAATCTAAGACGCTGTGCCGATGTGCCTGTCTTAAAAGGCAGGTGATAGGTATGGCGGCTGACAGTGCTGGTCAGATCGGGCTGGATCTGGTCGTCAATAAAGGAACATTTGAGAAGCAGATGACAGGGATTCAGGCACTTGCAAAGAAAGCAGGTGCCTCCCTGGCAGCCGCGTTCGCTGTAAAGAAGATTGTAGATTTTGGAGCAAAGTGCGTTGAACTCGGATCCGACCTTGCGGAGGTCCAGAACGTCGTCGACGTTGTGTTCCCGCGAATGAATCAGAAGATCAATGAGTTTGCAAAGAATTCCGCAGCTCAGTTTGGGCTGTCGGAGACGATGGCAAAGAAGTTCACAGGAACCTTCGGAGCTATGGCGAAGGCATTTGGATTCGGTGAGCAGCAGGCGTACGAAATGGGAACGACGCTGACCGGTCTGGCGGGAGATGTAGCGTCTTTCTACAATATCAGTCAGGATGAAGCGTACACAAAGCTGAAATCGGTATTTACCGGCGAGACGGAGAGCCTGAAGGATCTGGGCATCGTCATGACGCAAACCGCATTAGACAGCTATGCTCTGGCAAATGGATTCGGCAAGACGACGGCGAAGATGTCCGAGGCTGAAAAGGTTGCCCTGCGGTATAAATTTGTGCAGGATCAGCTGACCTCTGCGGCCGGAGACTTTTCGAGAACTTCCGATGGATGGGCAAACCAGGTAAGAATCCTCAAATTACAATTTGACAGCCTGAGGGCAACAATCGGACAGGGATTGATCAATGTTCTCTCTCCGGTACTCAAGGTGATCAACACGATCATCGGGAAGCTGATGACTCTGGCGAATGCGTTCAAGGCATTTACGGAGCTGATATCCGGAAAGAAATCATCCGGTGGAGGAGTCTCTGCGGCAGCAGCAGGAATGGAGGCAGTCGCCGCGGCATCAGACAAAGCAGGATCCGCAGCATCAGGAGCCGGAACTGCGGCAAAGAAGGCTGCCAAGGACATGAAAGGCATGTCAACGGGGATCGATGAGCTGAACATAATCAATTCTTCAGACAGTTCCGGAAGCGGAAACTCCGGCGGCGGAGCCGGTGGGGATTATGGTGCCGAAGACATCGACATGGGATCCCTCGCCGAAGGAACCGATGAGGTCGACAGCCGTTTGGACAGTATCCAAAAGAAGATCAATGACCTCCGACAGTCTTTCATGAACGGATTCTGGAACGGGTTCGGCGATACAGCAGTTTTTGATGATGTTCAGAGGTCTGTTGACGGAATTCGGGAGTCCGTTAAGGGCATTTTCGGGGATCCGGAGGTAAAACGGTCCGCAGATGAGTTTGCGGCTACTGCGGCGAACAGCCTTGGGAAGATAGCCGGATCGTTCGGATCTATCGGGATGTCGATTGCGGACAACCTACTTGGAGGACTAAACCGGTATCTGCAGCAGAATACGGACCGGATCCGGGGATATATCGTTTCCATGTTCGATATTGTCGGCGATATTTCAGGAATAGCTGGAAATCTGTCGGCAGCAGTAGCGGAGATATTCACAGTATTACGGAGCGGTTCCGGGCAGCAGATCACGGCAGATCTTATCGGAATTTTTTCAGACGCGTTTATGGGAGTTACCGCATTAGCGGGATCATTCGGCCGCGATGTTTTAGATCTCATTGCGACACCGATCATAAACAATCAGGAAAAGATCAAATCAGCTTTTCAAGGCATTCTGGACGTGGTGCAGACAGTTACATCTGCAATCAGAACGACCTTTGCGGGGCTGATTGACTCAGTACAGAAAAAATATGATGAGAGTATCAGTCCACTCTTAAAAAGCTTCAGCGACGGCATTTCGAAGCTTGCAGAAGTATTCCTGGACACATTTCAGGCGAACATTCTCCCTGTGCTTCAGAATGCGGCAGACCGGTTTGCTGACTTTACAACATCAACTTTACAGCCGTTAATTGATAAGTTTCTGGAGTTTGCAGGAAAAATAACCGAGTGCATTCAGGAAGTATGGGAGAAAGTTCTCCAGCCGTTTCTGGCATGGTTTATAGCGAACGTAGCGCCGAAGATCGCGAGCCACCTTGGGAAGGCAATCGATGCATTCTTTAATTTCCTCACGAATGTCGGAAATGTAATCAGTGGTGTTCTTGATATCTTTAACGGCCTTCTTGACTTCCTGTTAGGAGTCTTTACTCTTGACTGGGAAAGAGCATGGAGCGGTGTAAAGCAGATGCTGTCGGGCGCATGGACGGCAATGAAGGCACTGGTGACGACCATGGTCGAGGCGATCCGGTCCATTATCGAGCTGACATTAGACCGAATCAAGAATAAGTGGACGATCACATGGAATGCGGTAAAAGCCTTTGGAGAGACTTGCTGGAATGCGATAAAAGCCTTGGTAGAGAGCATCTTTACTGCTATTAGCAATAAGATCGCAGAAGTCTGGAATTCCGTGAAGTCGAAGACTGAGCAGATCTGGAGCGGAATCCGTACCACGGTATCGACCATTACCGAAGGAATTCGTGATAAGATCACGGCGATCATGACGGCGATCAAGTCCGGGATCAGCACAGCACTGGACGGCATCAAGGACAAATGGACCAGCGTATGGAGCGGCTTAAAGGAGAAGACCATCAGTATCTTTGATGATATCTGGAGCGGAATCCGTGGAGCGATCAACAGCATTCTTTCCGGAGTTGAGAAGATGGCAAACGGAGTTGTGAAGGGCGTCAACAAGATGATAGACGCACTGAATAACCTGAGCTTTGACGTACCGGACTGGGTGCCGGGAATCGGCGGTGAGAGCTTCGGTCTTGATATTCCGAATATGTCCACGGTAAAACTCCCAAGACTGGCGCAGGGCGGCTTTGTGAGGGCAAATACACCGCAGCTTGCAATGATCGGAGATAACCGGCATTACGGCGAGATTGTAGCACCGGAGGATCGTATGCAGGCAATGGTAGACCGTGCCGTGGCACTCGCGTCCGGAAACAATATGAGTGACCAGTATCTGGCACTTATGGTGGATCTCCTGAAGCAGATCATCAACCTCATCGAGGCGATGGACCTGACAGTCAAGATCGACGTGCGGGATATCAAGAAGAAGCTGACAGAGCTGGATAAGAGGACTGGCTACACACTGAAAACGACATAAGGAGGCGGGAACATGGCAGTGATCACGATCAACGGGCGGGAATTTCCCGCCCCAGATATCGGAGCAAATTTTGTAGTAGCAACGAACGTATCAGACGGAAAAAATGCTTTGGGAGAATTCGTAGGGCAGAAGGTCGGCCGGGATCAGCATAAGGTAGACAGCTTACAGTGGAAGTTTCTGGATGCTGAGATGTGGGCCGCGATGCTTCAGGAATTCGATAAGTTTGTGGTGACGGCGAAGATTCCGGACATGGTACATAATTGTTTCCAGACGATCCGGATGTACCCTGGAAATCGGACGGCCACGCCGATCGAGTTTGACGCTGACGGGCTTCCGACCAGATACCAGGACTGCAAAGTGAATATTATCGATTGCGGGGTGATCGAATAATGCAGTCAGCAAGCAACGCATACAAAGAACACATGAAGGGAAGCTTCCGGCTTCAGGGATATATCCGGGTATCGATCGGATTGATCAATCAGGAGGCACAGGCATCTGCGTATGTGCCGGATCACGACAAGTACACCTACTACAGCAGCTTTAAGATGCCGCTTGACAATTATAAGGTGGAAGAACTGTATGCGACGTGTGACCAGAACTACAGCGTTGTAGACGGCAGCATGTACTTTCTTCCCCGTACAAGGGCGGACGTGGTGCTGAATCAGGGGCTTGTCAGTGAACCACTTCTGGGACCTATCGAGATCCGGCTTCCGGAGGCTCATGATATCAAAGGAGTCACGATAGACTTTGGAAAAGCCTATCCGGTTGATTTTACAATTGAATCGGATAATCACACGGTCACAGTGACTGGGAACACCACGGCGGCATTTACCACGGATGAGTTGTTTATTGGAGCGACATTCTTGAGATTCACTCCGATAAAGATGGTAAATGGGCAAAGTCGGTTCAGGCTCCAGCAGATCACACTGGGTATCGGAATTTACTTCGGAAATCGCGAGATCTTATCTGCCACGAAAAAGGAGCATATCAGTCCGATCATGGAGGAACTGCCGACTCTGGACATGGACCTGACGATCAACAACAAGAACCGCGTTTGGGATATTGAGAATTCAGAGTCCGCGGTGAACTATCTGGAAATCGGGCAAGAGATCACAGTGCTGTATGGTCAGACATTAGATGATGGCTCTGTGGAATGGATGCCGGGAGCAACCGCATATCTTCGGGAGTGGTCAGCTGATGATGAAGAAATGAGTTTCACAGCGTCGGATCGTTTCGAAGATTTGACGGGGACGTACTATGGCGGGATCCTGCATTCGGGCGGAATCAGCTTGTACGACTTAGCGGTCGATGTACTGGAAGATGCGGGGGTTGACCGGCGCGATTACTGGCTGGATACCTACTTAAAGGATATTCTGGTAGAAAATCCCATGCCTGCGGTGTCTCACCGGGAGGCTTTGCAGTTGATTGCAAACGCCGGAAGGTGTCTTCTTTATCAGGATCGGACCGGAAAGATATTCATGGGATCCAGTTTCAATCCGGATGCCATGGCAAAATCAGACAATGAAACCTATTACAGTAATGCGGCCGGAGTCCTGCAGCGTGGATCCAGAAGAGCCTACGCATCACCGGCGCGGGATTATACGGATGTAAAATCAACAAGATACTTTTTACCACGTCAGGCTTCGGAAGAAATCAGCACGGGCTATATATCAGAACAGGTGGCGGCAGCAGACGGCAGCTTCACGGAAAATCCGTCTCTGGAGATCGACATGGAAGCAGGCTATAAATGCTTTGGGATCACGCTGGAATTCGGCCAGAATCCGCCTAAGAAGATGATCATTCACACGTATCTTGCAGGAGTGCAGCAGGAGTCTTATACAATCGCGAAGCTGGATGAGACTATTACAGTAAACCATGAATTTCCGGAATTTGACCAGATGATCATGGAGTTTACAGAGGGAACACCATATAACCGCGTGATCCTCGACAATGTGATTTTCGGAGATAGTACCGATTATGAATTTCAGTATGGCGAAGAACTGACGAAAACGCCGAAGGGCACACAGTTGGCAAAAGTGAGGGAACTGCAGGTGGTACGCACGATTTACGGACCGAGCAGTGAAGCAGCGAAAGAACTCACGAGGGAAACGATAGCGGTATCAGCATTGGATAACCGATATACATTTTACTTTTCGAACGCTTCATATGACCTTGCATGTGCAATCACGGACGCACAGGAGGGGCAGGCGGCGAAGATTGTAGAATCAGGGTGTTACTTTGCGACCGTGGAGCTTTCCGGGGTATCGGGAGCCTGTGAGGTCATCGTATCGGGAAAAGAGTACATGACATCTCAGGCGAAAGTAAGCCGTCAACTTGGCACAACAGGAACGGTAGAGACCTGGGAAAATCCTCTGGTATCCGATATCGTTCATGCAGCGGATCTGGCGGACTGGATCGGGGACTACATGAAAGCGGACCGGGAATATGATCTGAGCTATCGTGGGGATCCGCGGCTTGACGCGAACGATTTGGCATATCTGGAAAACAAATATGTATCAGGGCTGTTGCTCCGAATTTACGAGCATACGCTGAATTTTAACGGAGCATTCTCCGGATCAGTAAAGGCAAGGAGGGAAATGGGATATGTGGCAGACTCCTAAGACAGATTGGAAGGCCAGTGACTTCATGAATATCGAGGATTATAACCGGATCAAAAATAATCTGAATGAACTCCGGGATATGTCCAGAGAATTGTGGAAAGAGTTTCCTTTTGAGGAGATGGGTGAGGATAAGACGTATACAGATTACGGATTTTACGCTGATGAGATCAACCGGTTTGAGGCGAATGTGGACCATATTTGTGAAGGAACATATCCGTTTGATGTGGGAGTGCGGAAAAACTATCAGGATAACCAGCCGTTCATCACATGGGAGGAGCTGAACCGGATCGAATCGGCATGCCTCATCATGCACAATAATTTCACTGGAGCACTTGCGGGAAGAAAGTCTTTGGCATTCACGTTGGGAGGAGGTGATTTCAGATGTTAAAGACTGATTACAAGGATGATCTCTTTGAGGGAGAACGGAAATATAAAATGACAACGGATACGGAAGGGAAGGTTACATTAAAGGATGCGACCACGTACACCCAGAAAGGTACGAGCTTCGGAGCACTGGATATGAATAATACCAACACGGCAGTAAACAGGCTGTATGGGGAAAAATCAGTGACGCTGACGGAGGCAGGATGGACAAGTACACCGCCGTATGCGCAGACAATTAAGGTTGAAGGAATGCTGGATACGGACCGCCCATTTATTGAGTGTGCGGCTGATATAACATCAAAAGCAGAGAAGACAAGGATTAGAAAAGAATGGGACAAAGTGGATCGTATTGTAACAGAAGAAGGGCAGTTTACGGCGTACTGTAATTTCGAAAAGCCATCCATGGATCTGCCTCTGAAGATTAAGGGGGCATAAGGATGTGGACCATAATTGGAGGAATCCTTGCGACAGCCAGCCGGATTGATGAAGGTGGCGGAGATAAGGATCTGAATATCTATCTTACGGACAATGCAGGGGTTCAGCTGGTGGACAATGATGGAGTTTACTTGACCTGCGGAAAGGAGACAGAATGAGCGAAACAAAGACAAAAAACCTGTGTACGGTACCGGCCGCAGATCTGACGGACAGCCAGTATTTTATTGCTGAAGACGGCGGAGAACTGAAACGTATACCGAAGGCGCAGGTGGTGCTTAAAAAGTTGGAGAATATGCTTGCAACGGATACGGAGAATCTGGCAGGAGGTGGAGAGGTCACTGCTCAGGAGCTTCTTGATGCGCTTGCAAAACAGGTCGCGAACAAGCTATTGGCGAAATCTCAGGTGGTCAATAATCTTTTGGCTACGGTGGAAGGAAATCCGCTGGATGCTACACAGGGGAAGGCGCTGAAGGAGCTGATTGATACGACTAATAACAATTTGAGTAACACAAATTCTCGGCTGGATACTTCATTATCTTCAAGTGTTTTAGATTATGCTTTGACGCTTCCAGAAGGAATGCACACTGTTCGATTTCCGGGTGATGGTTACACTGGAACAGATCTTCCTAATAGCAGTTACATGTATTCGAGTGCAACAATTAGCGTTCGCTCAACGGGGAAAATTGCTACAGTTCTGCTGTTCGGAATTTCTAAGAACTGTCCGCTTGCAGTTAATAGTTGCGAGAACGGAAAATGGAAGGGATGGGATCAGTACGTCACAAAGGATGATTTACCGATTATAGGGAAATTCACCAATAAAAAAAACAAAGACATCATTAAAATCGGCTCTGTCGTAAAATCTCGCTCTGTCGTATGTGTATTTCCCAGATATAATACCCTTACTACTGTTAGGTGTATATATCCTTCACTTGAAATTAGTGCTGGAGAAGATCAATTTCAGCTATTCGCATGGGATACCAATACGCAAAACGATTCCACATCCACAAACTTAGAAGGATACTACATTGTAATGCCAATGTTGTCTAAGTAATAGCTTTGCTTTCGTTCTCGTAGCTATCAAATATAAGCAGCCATGCCACATATATATGTCAACTTTGAGGCATTAGTGCCTGTTGACATAGTAATACTATTTGCTGTAATAGTAAGAACTACGGGCGTATAGGTTGCTCTGACCCATTCACCAACATCCCTGCCTTGTATGACTATATATGCAGATGTAACAGGCCGCAATTTCTCTGGTATATTGCTTGCTATAATATCATGTCCTGTAAGAGCTTTTGCCTTAATAACGATGTTTAGAACTTTTACATTACCCACACGATATATCCTTAGGTAGTAATCTGCGGCAGGATCATAATAATCTGGATTGAGTAAATCAGTCAGATCATTAACTTCCACACTCAAATTGTTATTAACATACATAGTTCCCGGATTCGGAAAATAGTGGATTTTGTTGATGTCAACAAAACGATGTTTAAGTCCAGTACCATTTCGGTGATTACGCCGTGATGGTTCTTTTTTTACCCGTAGACAAGCCCATTCCAGGGCTATTGTTTATGCCCATAAGGAAGGGCAGAAAGGAGTTCATATGAACAAAGATAAATTGATCCTAAAGGATGGCTCAACCATCGAACTGGAGGCGGGAGCTTCCCTCACAGCGTTGCAGGTAATCTGCCAGTCTGCTGATGATGTGATCCTGTTATGGAAAAGACTTACCCAGGAGAATCTTCAGGAGGTCACAGTGAAGAATGGTGCGGATCTTATTGTCGGTGTTTATTCTGAAATGGTTCTTATAGAACCTCATATTCAGGCTACAGAACAGGAAGATGGCACCGTGAAGGTTCTCTTCGGTTTACGGGAGAAAACTGCCGAAGAGAAGCGTCTGGATGCCTTGGAAGAGGGACAGGCGACACAGGATGGGGCCATCAAAGATCTTGGAGAAGCGACAAGTGACCTTGCAGAGCAGATGGAAGGAGTGACAGTGTAATGGCGAGATTTTATGGAATGCGTATTAAGTCAGGAGAAATGACACTTGAAGAGGTGCCAAAGCTTTGGAGAAAAAAGACAGAGAAGTGGCTTCAGGAGAATAAGAAGGAGGAATAAAAGAGTGGCAGATGCGTATTTAGTTAAGCAGGGAGCCGCCGGATCCGGATCAGATGAGTGCACAGCCAATCGTAAACATGTCCTTGCCCCGTATACAGCTATCACAGGAGATTCTGGAGACGATCCAACAACAGGAACAATGTTAGATCAGTCTGGCTGGAAAAAGACCTTAGTAGCAGGAGAGTCTGTAACGGTTCCGGGAGGATATCACGATGGAAAGGGAACCGTAACGGCAAAAGACCTTGCAAGCCAGACCGGTGGAACCGCGGCAGACTCAGACATAAGAAAAGGCAAGACAGCGGTTGTTAATGGTAAAACGATTACAGGAACACAGGAAGACCGCGGTGCATGGTCCAGTACGGGACTTTTAGCAGGGCAGTCTGTTACCATTCCGGCTGGAATACATAATGGATCAGGCAGAATTACAACAGCAAGCTTGGCGAGCCAAACTGCCGGCGCGACAGCAGAGGATAAGTATGTAAAAAAAGGGTTGAAGTATTGGAAAGATGGGGTACTTCGGACTGGGACGATGGAAATTCAGTCTGCAATATCTTTTAGTGCTGCCGCTCTCTCTCATAATACGATCCGTGTCAGCTGGAAGAACCCGGCAAAGGGACCGTGGGAAGGTATCCGCATCCAGATGTCTACTGACGGAACACCGGGGGCGAGCGGCGGAACAAGGGTTTACACTGGGGCTGGAAGCAATCCGAACCAAGCTAATGGGAATAACTATGCCGATATTACCGGATTGAAGCCACTTACAAAGTACTATTTTTCCTGCACCAGCGTTTGTACGGGACTTGATGATGGAATACAAGCAGATGTTAGCGCGACTACTACCCATGTATATCTATACAATAGGGGAAACAATATCGCAGGAATTTCTGTTAGTGATGAATACACTTACAATGGGGGAATTACATTTGCATCAAATGCCATTGTTTATAGTCAAGTTGGATCCAGTCCTTGGACGGGCGGAACATTGGTAACTAATGGTAAGTGGGATCTTAGCGCATTTTCTAAATTTAAAATGAGATGCAAAATCTCATCAGCACGTTATGATCGATTTTACGTGAATGTTTTTGGAAAACAAAACAGCGACTTTGATCTTTTGGCAAATGATAAAGTTAGTTTGTCATATAGTGAGATGGTTTATGAGTCCGATTTAAGAAGTGCGGCAAAGAGCTTTAATGATCGCATTTATTTCCAACTGTATAGCGCAAGTAGTGGAAGCGCAGTATCTGGTATACTCGGAGAAATTTATGAGATTTGGCTTGAATAAAGGAGAAAATCATGAATGATATTGCATTATGCCATACAAATCTCCAGAAACAGCGACATTGATTAAATTTTAAAAGATGAAAATTTATAAAATTAGAGAAAGAGAGTGATAATCATGACAAAAACCTTCGTTGATCGCTACAATGCTGTGGCAGGCTCAGTAGTGATGATTTTAACATTAATTTTCGGAACCTACTGGTACGTTTTTGCGGGCTATTTGCTCTGCAATATTCTGGACTGGCTTACTGGATGGTATAAGTCGAGAAAACTGGGAAAAGAAAGCAGCAAGGCGGGATTGAAAGGAGCGGCGAAGAAAGTAGGCTACTGGATCATCATTGCCGTTGCATTTTTGATTCCGGCATTGTTTATTCATCTTGGAAAAGATCTTTTAGGAATTGATCTGGGATTTCTGGTATTACTGGGCTGGTTTACATTGACCTCGTTGCTTGTAAATGAAATCCGGAGCATCTTGGAAAATTTAGTGGAGTGTGGATATAATGTGCCGGAGTTTCTGATCCGAGGACTGGCGGTGACGGAGAAACTGATTCATGCCGGGGTAACAATTCCGGAAGATCACGATTGATACCAGAGTTGCACCGGTGCAACAACCCGGAAGTATATTCTTCCGGGTATTTTTATAGTGGAAAATAAAGAAAGAGGATAAGATTATGATGAAAGCAATGTTATCTCAGCCGATGGCTGGAAAATCGGAAGAAGAAATCAGAGCAACAAGAGAGAAGGCAATCAAAGCCTTAGAAAAGCGGAACTACGAAATCGTCAATACCCTTTTTACAGATGAGTGGTATAGCAGTGACAAAATGAAAGAACGTGGAGTAGTACAGATTCCGCTGTGCTTTCTGGCGAAGTCATTAGAAAACATGTCACTGTGCCATGCCGTCTATTTCTGTAAAGGTTGGGAGCAGGCGAGAGGGTGCCGGATCGAGCACGACGCAGCAGTAGCATATGGATTAACTATTCTTTACGAGGAGTGATCATATGAGAGATATTACATTATGCCACCCGCGGCTCCAGACGCTGGCCGCGGAGCTTATCAAGGAATGCGCGAAGCAGGGGCTGCAGATCAAGATCGGTGAGACGCTGCGCACCGTCGCTGAGCAGGATGCCCTGTACGCCCAGGGACGCACAAAGCCAGGAAAGAAAGTAACAAATGCTCCAGGATCATCGTTCAGCTCTTATCACCAGTGGGGAACGGCCTTTGATATTTATCGAGTTGATGGGAAGGATGCTTTTTACGATAACGATGGATTTTTCGGCAAGGTCGGCGCGATCGGGATATCCATCGGCCTGGAGTGGGGAGGAAATTGGAAGTCTATCCCGGATAAACCCCATTTCCAGCTCCCAGACTGGGGATCATCGACGAGCGGGATAAAAAAGAAATTTAAGACGCCGGAGCAGTTCATGAAGACATGGCCATCTGCGGAAGAAAAACAGATTGTAGAAGGATGGCAGCACGACGCACACGGCTGGTGGTGGCAACTTGAAGACGGATCTTGGGTAGCGAATGACTGGCGCCTGATCAATCACCACCATTACCTCTTCGGAGCAAACGGATACATCCGGACCGGCTGGCATCGGTGGAATCCTGATACGAAGCAGGTGGATCCGGCTGATGGCTCCGGAGACTGGTATTATCTCCAGGAGGACGGAGATCTTCAGGGCGCGTGCTGGCACAGCAGAGCGACCGGCGCAATGGAAGTGTGGTATGTAGACAAATAG